ACTGTCCCGGAAAAGAACTTGGACACCCGTACAAACATCTAAAGGAAAACTAAAAGAAGGTGCAGAAGAAACCATCTACCGTGCTCTTGCAATACGCCATATGGAGTTACCAGTTGGCGAGTTTATTACAGAAGCACTTGATAAGGAAGTTCCCGACACTGCTAGAGCACTTCTAGAGTCGAATGTCAGAGATGAGATCAAACATGATCTTGCTCTTGGCTACATCACCAACGCATTAGGCGTTAATGAAAAAGCCGAAGCCGAAGCATTACGCTTACGTGCAGCGTGGGAAGAACATCCAGATCACACCATCCTTAAAGCATTAGTAGCAGAGAGAGCAATCTTTTTCGTGCTACTACCATTCTTTAGGTTCTGTGGAGACGCAGGCTTAAGGACTGTAAGTGCAGATATATCAAGGGATGAGCAGGTCCATGTCGCAGCTAATAGTTTAGTTTGTGCAGAGCTAGGTCTAACCCCTAGCCCGTCACTAGACAAGCTAAGAAAGGCAACAATTAATTGGGTAATGCAACCCTTAAAACAAAGTTCCGATAGATATTTGGACAAAAAATTTTGGCTAGATGCCAGTGATCGACTTATGTACGAAGGCAAAGCACCAGAATTTTCTCAGACCAAGGCAGCTAGAATGCCTGCATTTTTTGAACACTCGAATGTCAATCTCCCTCAATACTCTTAAGCTACATAACGATAGGCTTGATGAGTTATTAAAGAAGTTAGAAGACAACTTCGGGTGGAAACCAATTCACCCAAAAGAACCAATCGAATCAATTATGTATAGGGCGGGACAAGCCAGCGTAATTGAATACATTAAATCAATAGAAGAGGACGAAATCTAATGTGTATATTCGGAGGCGGATCGCCTGCACCACCACCACCTTTACCCCCAGCACCACCGCCACCATTACCACCAGCACCAACAGCTCCACCACCTGATCCAATCATTAAGGATGTAAACCCACAGGTAAAGAGAGCTAAAGATGATCGTGGTAATAAAAATAAAAACCAGTACTCAAGAGGTACAGGTTCATTAAGGATTAAATTAAATCCAAAAGTAAATACAGGTACTAACCAGCCAACTGGAGGGCTTAACTAATGTTAGCTCGTGAGAGATACAATCAACTAGTAACAGATCGAAGACAATTCCTAGACAAAGCTGTTGATTGTTCAAAGCTCACGTTACCTTATTTAATTCAAGACGATACTTCTTCAAGACCTACACACGAGACTCTAAATATCCCGTGGCAATCAGTTGGTTCCAAGTGTACGGTAGGGCTTGCAGCAAAACTAATGCTTGCAATCCTACCTCCACAAGGAACCTTCTTTAAGCTACAAGTAAGAGAGGATAAGTTAGGTGAAGATTTACCACCAGAAGCAAGATCAGAACTTGATCTTTCTTTATCCAAGATGGAACGAATGGTCATGGACTATATCGCTGCATCTAATGACAGAGTAGTAATACATCAAGCACTTAAACATTTAATTGTTGGTGGTAATGCTCTTTTATATATGGGTAAGGATGGTATTAAGAACTACCCTCTTAACAGGTACGTCGTCAATAGAGATGGAAATGGTAACGTCCTAGAAATAGTTACAAAGGAATTGATAAGTCGAGATGTACTCGGTTATGACCTACCGGTCAAAGAACCCAACACAGGTATCGACGAAACAAAAGGTACACATACTGATGATGTCGAAGTTTACACGTGCGTGAAACTAGAGAACGGCAGATGGGTATGGTATCAAGAAGTAGAAGATATGATAATCCCCGGTTCACGTAGTACTGCTCCTAAGAATGCAAGCCCCTGGCTCGTGCTCACCTTTAATTCGGTAGACGGAGAACAGTATGGACGTGGAAGAGTAGAAGAGTTCCTTGGTGATCTCAAATCTCTTGAAGGATTATCTCAAGCATTAGTGGAAGGAGCTGCGGCAGCTAGTAAAGTTATTTTTCTAGTCAGTCCATCTTCAACTACTAAACCAGCAACTATAGCTAAAGCCGGAAACGGTGCAATAGTTCAAGGCAGGGCAGAGGATGTACAAGTCGTCCAAGTCGGAAAGACAGCCGATTTCTCCACTGCTGCTCAAATGGCTCAGACTATTGAGAGAAGATTGCTTGAAGCTTTCCTTGTTATGAACGTAAGGAATGCAGAGAGGGTAACAGCAGAAGAAGTCAGACTAACTCAGTTAGAACTAGAGCAACAGCTCGGTGGCATCTTCAGTTTGTTAACTACATCTTTCCTCATACCTTATTTAGATAGAACTTTATTAGTTTTACAAAGAACAAACGAATTACCTAAGTTACCTAAAGATGTTATTAGACCAGCAATAGTAGCTGGTGTAAATGCTTTAGGAAGAGGTCAAGACAGAGAAGCACTCACTATGTTTATGCAGACAGTTGCGGGAACAGTGGGACCAGAGTCATTGATGAGATTTATTAATCCTTTGGAAGCAATCAAACGTCTTGCAGCTGCACAAGGTATTGATGTTCTGAACTTAGTTAAGACTGAGCAACAGTTGGCTGAAGAGAAGCAAGAACAAATGCAGACACAGCAAAGTCAAACTTTACTTGAACAAGCTGGTCAGTTTGCTAATTCAAAATTAGCTGACACAGAAAACCTCCAAGGCATGATGCCCGGAGGACCAGAACAACCACCACAACCAGAATAAATGGCAGAAACTTTATCATATGATAATACTCCTGATACAGAGGTTCTAACCGAAGAGGAACAGAACTCTCTTGAAGTGGGAGAACAGTTAGTAGCAGAACAAGAAGGACTACTAGCTGGTAAATATAAAAGTGCTGAAGATTTAGAACAAGCATACTTATCATTACAAAAGAAACTTGGACAAGAAGAAACAGATTACGAAGAAAGCGACGAAGGATATGAAGAAGAAGAAGAAAGTGATGAGGAGGTATTTGATGATGCTCCTGCGGTCAATTTAATTAACGAAGCTTCAGAAGAATACTACGCGAATGATGGTCAACTTAGTGAGGAAACAATATCTAGGTTCTCTGAAATGAGTAGCCAAGATTTGGTTAATGCTTACTTAGAGATCCAAGCTAACAATCCGCAAGCTCAACAGTCTGTTGAAATGTCTGAGGCACAAGTAAATAGTGTCCAGAACGCAGCAGGCGGAGAAGCTAACTACAACCAAGTAATCGAATGGGCTGCAAGTAATTTACCTGATGCACAGATCAATGCTTTTGATTCTGTTGTTGACTCAGGAAATCCAGCAGCTATTGGAATCGCTTTCCAAGGCTTACAAAGACAGTACGAAGAATCCAATGGATACGAAGGCAGAATGCTACAAGGCAAGCCTTCTTCATCTAGTGGAGCTATCTACAGATCACAAGCCGAACTTGTTGCAGCGATGGGAGACCCACGCTACGACAATGACCCAGCCTATAGAGCTGACGTCATACAAAAATTAGAACAATCAGATCTTAACTTCTAATGGCTACAACATATAACGAAGACGGTTCACAAAAGATCCGCAATGCAGTTAAGAAAAGCTGCCCTCCCGGTTTTTACAGAGATAAGAATACCGGCAGATGTGTACAAGCTGGTGTAGGACCAGAGTACAAACCATGAAAACAAAAGATCTAGATACGTTACTAGAAAACGAATACCCTTACGAACCACCCATACAAGTTTTAGAAAAACAACCAATTATGACACCAGAAGCAGAAAGATTTAATGGCTGGGCAGCAATGCTTGGCTTCGTAGCAGCTCTAGGAGCTTACGCTACAACCGGTCAAATTATTCCCGGCGTATTTTAAATGGCTGCAATCTCATTAACAAGAGAAAGCAGTAGCAACTGGCAGAGATTTTGTGAGTGGGTCACAAGTACCGAGAACCGCCTATATGTAGGTTGGTTCGGGGTGCTAATGATCCCTTGCTTACTAGCTGCAACTACATGTTTTATACTCGCCTTCATCGCAGCACCGCCTGTAGATATAGATGGCATACGTGAGCCAGTATCAGGCTCGTTGTTGTACGGAAACAACATAATATCTGGAGCAGTAGTCCCTAGCTCCAACGCAATTGGACTGCACTTTTACCCGATCTGGGAAGCTGGCACTTTGGACGAGTGGCTATATAACGGCGGACCATATCAGCTCATTATCTTCCACTTCTTAATAGGAGTACTAGCTTATGCAGGAAGACAATGGGAACTCTCATACCGTTTAGGAATGAGACCTTGGATATTTGTTGCATACTCTGCACCAGTATCAGCAGCACTAGCTGTATTTTTAGTTTATCCATTCGGTCAGGGAAGCTTCTCTGATGGTATGCCTTTAGGAATCAGTGGAACATTTAACTTCATGTTTGTCTTCCAAGCAGAGCACAACATCCTCATGCACCCATTCCACATGCTCGGTGTGGCGGGTGTCTTTGGCGGTGCTTTGTTTGCTGCTATGCACGGAAGCCTTGTTACTTCCTCAATCGTTCGGGAGACCACGGAAACTGAGTCACAGAATTATGGATATAAGTTTGGTCAGGAAGGCGAGACTTATAACATAGTTGCTGCACACGGTTATTTTGGCAGACTTATATTTCAATATGCTTCTTTCAATAATTCTCGTGCTCTACATTTCTTTCTTGGTACTTTCCCAGTGGTTGGCATATGGCTTACCTCCATGGGAATCTGCACTATGGCATTCAACCTTAATGGTTTTAACTTTAACCAATCAGTA